TGATGGGGTCCATGATTGGATTGAAGAGTGGCATTAGAGTGTTAGCTCCATGACCCTGGCGGAGCCAGTTGCAGTAGTCCAGATGCCCGTTACTATTCCAGTGTATCCATTCGGAATTTCGAAATAACCGCCGATTCCAGATAAGTTGCTGGCAAGAAGTACATTGAAACTTGTACTCGATGCAGACGACCCGAACTTCAGATATAGTACGGAATTTGAGTCATTATAAATGCTACCACCTAACCTATTAGCGTTTGACGCTATGAGCGTCACCGATGACGCGCTAGACGACACATTAGTCAGAGTAGCCGTTGCGGCACGCGCGCTCTGCGTAGGAACGGTATTGGTGATGGTTGTAACCGTTCCGCTGTCGATCACAGCGTGCAGATTCGTGCCCGTAGCCTGGGTAACTGCCGTCGTACTTCCGGTATCAGCGATGACATGTCCGATTACGTTGGAGCCAGCCGGGAGTGCCGCATCTATAGTTGCCGATGTCCAAAGACGCCCGGCCGACATCTGAAGCATCTCGTAGTCGAGGTCAGTCCCAGATGTGTTGGCTGGCGTTGCTGTGCGCCTCGCCATGGCAGGGACGCCAGCGTCTGCATCCGCAGATGCCGCGTCTTCGAGCTTCACGAAGCTGGAGGCACCAGCAGCCACCGCACCAGCCACGATAGAACCAGAAGCAAAAGCACCGCTAGCAACCGCACCCGAAGCAATCGCTCCGGATGCCACGGCCCCCGAAGCTATGGCCCCCGACGCAAACGCCCCAGAAGCGACAGCCCCCGAAGCAATGGCTCCGGAGGCAACCCCGCCCGACGCGATGGTCACGGAATGCGTGGGTACGGATATGAGACTTACCGGAAGCGTAGTGATCGCCGCCGCACCGTCACTTAGGCGTACGAATACCGGAGTACCTACCGGAGCATCTACCGTAAGGGAACCGGCGTTATCGTCGACATGTACCACGTTGGTGATCGTGCTAAGCGTGGTTACTGTCGATACAGTAGTGATCGTGCCTGAATCCACAACGGCATGAAGACTGGTACCAGTTGGTTGAACGACCGTTACGTTCCCGGTCACGGCTGTGGTACTCCCGGTGTCGGCAATGACATGGCCGATGACAGAGGATCCGGCAGCCAGTTTTACCTGACCAGTCGAATCGCTGGCCAAGGTCACGCGCTGCGCAGTAGCTTCGACCCCTCCCCCAACTACACTGAGCACTGTATTGGAAACCGGGAGCGTAGGGATCGCTGCCGAGCCGTCGCTGAGCCGAACAAAGACCGGAGTGCCTACCGGAGCGTCGACGGTAAGGGACCCTGCGTTGTCGTCTACGTGTACCACGTTGGTGATCGTGCCGAGAGTCCCGCTATCGAGAACCGTGTGGAGATTTGTCCCGGTTCCCTGAATTACCGTGACGTTCCCAGTGACAACCGTGGTGCTACCGGAATCCGTTATCACATGGCCAATGACAGCCGTGCCGGCACTGATTGCGATAGTGCCATCTACCGTTAGAGATCCGCCATTGTCGCTTACAGGAACAACCGGCTGATCCGTTGCAAGGATTACTCTCTGAGTACTCGCCGTGGCGACTCCAGATCCGACTGCCGTATTAACGCCAGCCACCTGAGCCAGATTTACGTCCACTAATCCACCTGCACCACCAGCGATGGTCACTACGGGCAACCAGATGACCCCGTTACTGACCTGGAACTCCTGACCCGCTGGAGCGTCCGTCACATAGACGATCCCGCCCCTCCACGACGCCGCGGGCGGAAGTGAAGCGGTCAATAGCTCTTCCATAGGCATCGGAGCCAGCATATCGAGACTGCCGTCTCTAGGGAGGTATCCGGCCGCAGGAGGAGGCCCGGACGCGATCAATACCCAGGCTGTTCCCACATCGTAATAGAGCGCGCTGGTATCGGTAGCGAAGTACAGCCGCCCCCCGGTACCTGCTGTCGGAATCTCGGCAGCCAGGCCCTGCATGACCATTTCGTTCATGCGGCGAACGATGAAGTCCGTGATCTCGTCGACGTGCGACTGCATCGACGTATCGTTCGATCTGAGTGCGCGCAGATCGCCGAGGACTGCCGTCATATCGTTGACGGCCCGAATCGACGCCAGGATGGGGGCTGGGAATCTCGGGCTGATCCCTACGAGCTCAGCCACTACTGTTCATCCTCGGTCCACAGGTAGATGAGCGCGCCGCGGAACTCGCGGAACATCGTCGACGATAGTTCCCACTTCACTCCGACGAACCTCGTCGTCGCAACGTCCTGCTGGAGGAGCTGGCGCTCGGTTGACGACGTATCGTGGGTCCCGTACGAAGAGGTCGAGTAGACTCCCTCCGCCTGGGCCTCCGATACCTTTGCTGACACGGTAACGAGGGGGCCCGAAACGATCGTCTGGATCGAGGATTCGACGCCGTCGAGCCGGAGACGCTTGCGGGGACCCGCCCAGGGGCGCACGGGCGTTTCCCAGGTGAACGCGATCGGCTTGGAGTCGTCTGCCTGGTCGAGCGCGAAGAGGAAGACGTTGCCGGCGTCCGTGGCGAGATAGGACGCCTGGCGCGACGCCCCGCCGAACGAGTCCCAGGTCGGGTAGGTGTCCGCGAGGTTGGCCCAGGTGAAGGACGTGAGATCGGCCCAGGTCACCGTGGGCAGATCCTCTCCCGTCCAGCCGGCAACGATCTTGTCGGCAAAGCTGTGGAGGAAGAGCACCCCCGTGTCCACGTCGAGGCTCACCGCGTGGTCGGGGTCAGGGCTCGAGACCGGGAAGAAGAAGAAAACCGAGCGGAGCGTCTTGTCGAAGAAGCCGAAGACGCGTTGCTTGGAGGTCGCCCGCCACATCTCCTGGATGTGCTCGTCGACTCCGCTGGACATCGGGGTTGACTGGATCCCGTCGAATCGGTAGATCCTGCCGTCGGTGCCCCAGTAGTAGTGGACGCGGCCCACAGGCACCACGACGGCGGGCGAGACGGGCCCCGCGATGTCGGTCTCCACCCGATCCAGCCGGATGGGGAACGAACCCTGCTGCACGCTGGCCAACCAGATCGACTCGTCCTTGTAGATCACCCCCGTCGTGCGCGTCAGCTCGCGCATGGCCACGATGTCGTCCCGGTTCCCGGTGAGATCGGCCTCGATGCCCGACCAGGTTTCTGGATCGTTGAAGTTCGACACCGCGATCCTCGAGGCGTACCGCACCCCACCGTCGATGATGTTGCCCACGACGAGGTAGTTCCCCAGGATCATCATGTCCCTGACAGCCGTGTAGGGAATTCCTCCTAGGGCCAAGTAGGTAGCGGTCGCTCCGTCCCACTTCTTCACGGTGTTCGTGTTGTTCGTCCCGATGAGAAGGTTCACCCCTCCCGTGGGGAAGACGACGAACCGCGTGTGCTGGTCCTCGTCGGCGGACACCGCCGTGCCGGTGATGTCGGTAAAGGTCGTGGCGTCGAGTTTGAACCAGTTCGTCGAGGTCGCCACCACCACCCTGGTGGACCCCGCCACATTCTTGAAGAGGAAGCCACCGTTGACGTGCTGGCCAACACCCGTCTGGCGGACTCGGACGAGCCCCGGCCGGGCGCCCAGGTGCCCGAACTTGAACAGGACGTTCCTGGAATCTACCAGGGCGTCCAGGGGGACCTCGGCGTCGGTCAGGTCCCGTCGGATCCCACCCCTCGGCACCGGAATGATGAATTCCTGGCCCCGCATGGCTAGGCGTCGATCTGCTGGATGATGGACGCCCGGAGCTGGTTCACAACGGTCTCGGCGGCAGCCCGGGCGCTCCTGGCCGTCACCTCGGCGTTCGTCGCTGTCACGAGAGCCACCTTGGCGTCCTGCAGATCCTCGTAGAGCTTCCTCAGCGCCTGCGCAGCGGCCTTCTGGTCGTTGGTGGGCATCCCTACCCTTCCTCGTCCTTGGAAACGGCCCTGAGGCCTAGCACGGCGGTCTCAGAGGCCTTGTGGGAGAGGAGCGCGGCCAGACCGATGACCGTCTGGTTCCTCGAGCTCTCCACCGCCGCGGTGGTGGCCACCTGCTCGTTGATCGACCGAGCCGACGCCTCCATGAGGAGAACGAGGGTGCAGTTGCCGATCACCCGGTGGCGCCCCTCGAATTCGACATGCTGCATGCGCCAGAGGGCGCAGCCAGCGTGGGTGCCCGGGCAAGGGTCGGCCAGCCGCAACGGACACGGGCGGCCCTCAGTGGTGGGGTTCAGGCCGTCGTAGCCGTCCATCAGTCCTTCACGGCGACGATGACGTCGCGCTCCGCCGGCCGCCAGGTCCCGGCAGAGCTCACGGCGACCCCCGCCCCCTGGTTAATAGGCAGCCCGGACTGGAACGTTGTTTGGCTGACAGGGGTCGTGCCTCCATCGGGCGCATAAAGCGTCCTGGTCTGCCCGGAAAGGCCGGGAGGCCAATCGGCCAGAAGGATCGTACAGCCGTTACCGCTAGGCGCAGGTCCATTCGGCAACTCGTGATAGTGATCGTTCGCCGTAGAAGTGAGGCCAGAGACGGTCCAGGACCCAGGATGCACCCGAGAGCCGCTGACGATGTTCACCACCTTGTCGTTGATGGTCGTATCCCGCGTCCAGCCCGTAGGCGCCGCGTCCTGGTCGAAGAGCATCCGGGTGCCCGATACGAAGCCGCTGTTGTTCGTCGAGAGCGCAACGGTGCCAGTCACGTCCGGGAAGGTGTAAACCCGGGCCGCGCTGTTCGCGTGCGCCAGGCTGCCCGTGAAACTCGTCGATGAGTTCCACAAGATGTCCCCGCCTGAAGCCGTGAAATCGCCCGTCGACGAGATGCCGAACGAGAAGCGCGTTGTCCAGCTCGGCGAACCCTCGGATCCCGTGTTCTCCTGGATGAGGAGAAGCCCGCCGCTCTCGACCGCCCTCACATCCTTCGCCGAAGCCTCCGTACCAATCAGGCGATGGAAGGGGCTCGAGCCCTTGACCACCGGAGCGGTCGCCAGTTTGCCGTCGACGTTCGAGCCCATGGACATGATCGCGGCCGAAATCGCCGTCGCGTCCGGGAGCCCGAACAGATCCTGGAGAGCCAGCTTGTTCGCTCGGAGCTCGTCGTCCCCTAGCCCGGGCGAAGAGGTCGCTGTCGGAACGGATTTGTCGAGGGTTACCGGGAAGCCCACTTACACACCCCCTGGGTCGCTGCGGATGTACTGGTCGTAGGAGCGCGTCGAGCCTCCGATGATGAAGCCATCCGGCATGCTCACCTTGCCCTCATCGTCCGACTTGTTGCCCTCCATCGTGTCGGCCGCCGCCTTCGAGTATCTGTCGGCGATCTGGAACCACTTCAGGTCTCCCGTCTTCGCTGCCATGAAGTGACACGCGCGCGCCGTCGCCTCGTTGATGATCGGATCCGCCGGCATGAGCGGACTATCGCCGGCCGCCAGATCGTTGATCGCCGCCAGGTAGGGGATCCGAACCGTCCTGCCGGCCGAGGGAACGGGCAGGAGTTCAATGAATCGCGTCTCCGTACCGGACACCGATGTCGTCCGGGCCAGCGCCGCCACGGTCGGCGTACCGCGACTCGTCCGGTGCGGATCCGCGGCGTTCAGGTACGTCATGGGGCGCTGCGCCAGACGGTACTCGGAGATCATGTCCCAGATGATCTTGTCCACGTCCGAAGGGAGCGCGTACTGGCTCTTGAAGATCGAGTAGGTCAACCCGCTCGCCGTGGTCGTGGGCCAGGTGACGGCGTTGCCCTGGGGATCCCCGAGCGTGATGCTCATCGTACTCACGAACGTGCCCACGAAGAAGGGCGCGTCCATCCCGAGAATCGAGATGTTGCGCCCCACCATCGCGCTCGTCCAGGTCGTGCCCGAACCCGTCACCGTGGCGCTGTCGAGGGTGGCCGTCAGGGTGCCCGTGGTGTAGGGCGCTACCGTGGCGATGTAGGTCTCCCGCTCACGCATCGACCACTCGAAATCGTTGCCCATCTCCTGGTACACGGTGTTCACCAAGTCCTGGA